CCTTAAAGTTACGTGTGTCAGGCATACGTAAGATACGCGCCGCATCAGCCGTAACTGCAGGATCGGCCTTGAGGCCATTCTCATCACAGAACTCTTTAAACCGTTCCGCTGCGGGAACCCAATCATCCACAGGTACTGGCGCAGACAAAACCCAGTAGGCGTGTATCCCACGCCCCGAGTTAACCTTAGTAGGTTCGGGCATATTAGTCTTGGTGCAGAACGCCTGTAACGCCGATAGCGCATCCTGCTGAGACGGGTATTCTTTGCTAGGGCCACAATCCAAGTCTACGAAGAAGGATTGTAGATGTAGTGCGTTATCGGCCCTGCGGTTAGTGTTGTTTACAAATGTGCTTAACGCAAAATAAACATCGTGGTCTTTAGCATCAAAGGCATCTACCGCTGCATGCAGTTCATCAATAGTGTCATAGAAGTTCTGCGTTCTACGTTCACCGTTGGTTGCAAATAAACAGTAATGCCCTTCACTACTTAAAACACTTTTTAGAAATTCTAGTCGTTCCACTGCTAGTCCTCCGAGTATTAACGGTGCGGCACCCTATACGATACCGCACCGTGTAGGGTATTAGTCTAATTCACCCCACTCACTTACAAGACTGTCCAGCTTGGCTTCTTCGACAACAGGGGGCTTCTTAGTGGCCCGTACCTTGGGTGCCTCGTCCTCAAACGCATCATCAACAACTGCAGGGGCAGCGGGTGTTTCATCAATCTCAAACCCCGAAATCATGGTAGGGGCTTCTTCAACACTGAACCCTTCTTCTGAACCAAACGGGGAATAGTCATCACGCGATGCTAACTCAATGACCTGCACAGCACGTAAGCGCAACGATACACCGTGATCCCGCATGCTATACGGAACACACGAAATCTGCACATTAACCGTACTACCTGTGGTCAACTCAAAGTCTGCGGGTAGCGGCTTGTTCTTAGCATCAACCTGCACAGGTGGCTTAGTAGTGTCAGCGCCGTAAGCACCTTTCAGTACAGCCTTAGCGATGTAGTTACCGTCCTCATCTTTCTTGAAGACTTCGGATGCTTTACCCAACTTTTCGGGCCAGCCTTTTTCGGACGCCGCCCGTGTGTTATAGGCGGTAGCCATAACAGTATACAGGTCTTTTGCCTGTGCAGCGTTCATCACAAACTGCAACTCGTATTTTGCGCCATCTGCAGTAGGGTCACAGGGTACAGACTTACCGCGCTCACCTGCGGATTGATCGAACCGATACGTCCCGTTCAAACGGGGGTATCTCGCAACAACTTTGCGGATAATGTGACTTTCAACTTTTGCCATTTGGTAGTTCTCCTTTAAAGTTTTTTATGGTCGAACCCGTCTTCTATTGAAAACGGGGAAGTATTTACAGCCGCGAAACGGGCTATAGCTTGCAACGTTGCGGGGTCTTTCTTCAACCCTTCAACACTGCGTAGTTCACTAGGCACCAAGGACCGTAAGGGCTTGAAGCATAGGCGGGGATATACGTAGGAGTTATCTGGGTATACGGTAGTTACCACAGATGAAGTCTTTGCTCCCCTACCGTTCAGAAACTTAGCGTATTCCTGTAACGGCTTATTATTATTTTTACCCTTACCGAAGATAGCCGTGGCGGGTAACTGTAGTTGATATACCGTATCGAACTCTCCATCAAGCACTACTGCTACCCGCTGCACAAATCTACAGGCTCTACTATACCCCGAACCCGAACCTTTTATGTTCTGAGTGCAGTCCATACACCTAGTAGCTTGCCGATCTTCGCTAGGAACTAACTCGTCAGGTGTCTGTGTTGTAGAAGACCAACACGTAGGTAGCGTGGTGTGGGCAGCATCATAATCGTTCTTGTAGTACAAACGAGATATGTTGGCGGCATTGACCACCACTACGGCTACTTCACTCGCCATCACTTCCCGCTCTCCATCCCCTACACGTACAAACATACCGTCCTGATAACTAAGCCGCCTAAACTCAGGCATCGTCGGGGGTAGTGCCTTCCCCTAATTCGGACAGAGCCTTATCTACTTCGTCCAACTTAAACCGTTGGGTGTTTTCAATTTTGACATACGTATGCTCGGGGATATAACCCTCCCGAACCCAATGCCGCACAGTAGATATGGATACAGAAAAGTGTTCTGCCACATCCGATATGTTCACATATTTTTTGGTCATTTCTTCCTCACAGTTAGGATGTACTCTGCATCCACATTAAGACCCATAGGTACAAGGTCAGGGTTCTCTTCTAAGAACTGCTTCATGTGAGTTTGGTTAAGACGCTTCTCAAACAACTCGGGAACTTCATGCTCCAAGACAAACTTGTGCATACTTTCCCAATCACTTGTCCAGTAACGCTGTTTAACACTACGATAAAACAAACCCGCTGCAGTTCTAACGCTGTCGATATTGCTCTCAGTGCAGTAATCTAACAACGCTTGCTTGACGGTGTTCTGTTGTTCAGAAAGCGCACCGTCCTCTTCTTTAAACTTAGCAGATAACTCAGACCGCTTATCGCGTATCTTTGTGTACACCCGCGTCAGTTTTTCCACGTCTATTGTCATAAGTCCTCCGTTTATATCTATACTTGTTATCTAATGGTATTAATTAGGATCGTCAAGTATTTCGTGATATAAATTTATCATTTCTGCGTGAGCATCTATACGACCTGCAAGCATACGGTACATACGCTTCTCCACATAAGAACCCTGCAGCGATACAACAGTACACTTATGTTTTTGACCTGCCCTGTGAACCCTAGCGTTAGCTTGCGCGTAGGTTTCCAGTGATGAAGTTGGCCCCCACCACACCACAGTATTAGCGGCGGTAAGTGTCACACCGTGCGCGGCTGCTTGCGGTTGAATAACCAACACCTGTGGATCAGTGTCCTCTTGGAACCGTTTGAATATCTCGGTGCGCTTATGTGCGGGTACGTCACCGCGTATAACCTCAGTAGTTATATTCTCAGCCCGTAATTTGTCAGTCAGTATGTCTATCGTGTGTTTAAACGGGACAAACACCAGAACCTTTTGGCTGCTCTCGTCTATGACCTCACGTAATACCTTATATCTGTCTGATATATCGAACTCTACGGTTTCTTTATCGTCGGTATAAACTGCACCTGCTGATATCTGCAGTAGCTTGCTCATGCTCACGGCAGCGTTCATAGCCGTGACCTCTACCCCTGCAACTTCCATAATCATGCGCTTCTTTAGCAGGTTGTAGTAATGCTTCTGTTGACTGCTCAAAGGTACAATCCTGTCCACGTACACCATATCTGGTAAGTCCAGACACTCATCTTTAGAGTAGCGTATCGCAGGTTGCAGCACTCCGTGTACGATCTTGGGTGCAATCGGCTTAGGTTCAAACTTAAAGTGGCTCTTGCGATCCATCACCATATCTTTGAACGAACCGAAGAACTTGGGTACGCCCTGCGGGTTAACCAACTTAGCTAATCCGTATGCGTCTAAGGGCGATTGTGCGGCAGGTGTGCCTGTCATCATCCACAACCATGTGTCATCACATAGTAGTTTCTTCAACGTCTTCCACCGCTTCGCCTGTGCGTTCTTATAGTGGGTAGCTTCATCAATTATGATAAGGTCAAAGCCACCATTCTTGATCTGCTCGGATACAATATCTACACCATCGTAGTTGATTATAACGAACTCTGCGCCCTGCTCTATTATAGCTGCGCGTTTCTTCTTAGGTCCATGCGCTACGTCCACAGTGCGGTGCATCGCAAAGGTAAATAGATCGTTACGCCACGCGCTATCCATAATAGACAGGGGGCATATAACTAAAGCGCGCCTGATCTTACCAACCTTCATAAGGTAGTCTGCGGCCCAGATTGCACTCGCTGTCTTACCTGTACCCTGCTCGTTAAAGCAGAAACCTTTACGGTTCATAGTTAGGAACGCTGCGGTTTTCTTCTGGTGATCAAAGGGTATGTGCCGCCCTGTCCAAGCGTACCGCCCCTCTATCGGGGATGGCGCAGGTATCTGCAGGGTGCGTAGCTTATGCGCCTCATCAATACCCCAGTTAACAACCACTGCATCAGTACCCACAGCCTCGCTCTTGGGTATAACACTCGTGACTTGTTTGGGGTCCGCTAGTGACACTAGCAGAGCCTTGTTCTTTATTACTTGCATACTGTTCTCCGTGTAGCTGATGCTACTTTTTGTTTTTAGTTCTTCTGTTGCGGCCCTTACTCAACGAACCACCGTGCGACCTGTTACTCTTACGACTTTGCACCGAAACGCCATCCTTGTTCTTACCGCCCTTACTCAACGCCTTCTTGTGAGCAATATCCTTGCCCTCACGTTTGTCGGCCCTGCCATCCTTGTTGGCATCCTTGCCTGTCTTGTCCATCTTGCGCCGTGCGCGTTGGCGTTCCATACGTGCTTTATGTTCACCACGCGCTTTTTGCAGTTCATATTCACGTTTGTACGGGCGGGGGGTGTTCTTATAAACCATGTCAGTTCTTTCCGTTATGGGCGCACTCTAACACAGGACAGTGTTGCCTACACAAACCGCTAGGCCGTGAGTTCCACACATCAGTATCGGCGGCTGCTTGCATACTAGCATAAGCACCGCGCCATTTCATCCATAAATCAGGAACTTGCTCTACCGTATACTCAGCCTTAATTAACGCTTTAGGCACTACGAACATCAATGCTGCTTTTATAGTACGAACTTGTGGGTAGTGCTGAAATATAGACACCGCCATCAACTCAAGCTGCCCTTTGTCTGCATACTTCGCGTTCTTACCCGTCTTGTAATCTATGATAAACGCGGTTTCTTTCTCCTCGTTTACGATAACCAAGTCCACGATACCACGAAACCAAACATCCTTGGCTCCGAACTTGCAGGGGCGCATATCTTCGGTGAGGCCAAGCCGCTGCTCCGCAATCTTTGTACCTTCGATAGCGTTAAGAGAATCCAGAGCGCCCTGCATGTAGCTATACTTCGCAGGTAGTGGTTCACCTTTACCTATGTAGTTCTCGCATGCCGTATGAAAGTGTGTGCCGTACAGCATAGCCTGACTTACCTTGGTCGGATACTGCTTTAGTATCTTCTCATAGTAGAACTGTTTCGGACACTGCTGAAAACTTTTGATCTTACTAAACGACCACGGCGCAACATTTGTCATTCGGTATCCCCATACGATTTGCCAATACCGCTTTCACACTCAAGCGGTAGTCCTGCTGCCCAACTGGGTACATGACGCATACACTGCTCTACATGTTCCCTCGCTTGTACTACCTCTTCGTCGGGGCAACATATAGCTATGCTGTCATGCACAGTCATAACAGACTTATACTTCTGGTTTATTAGTAGCATTTGTTCGCCAATGATACAACGTGCCAGTGCCTGACATACGTTCTCAACCACTTTACCACCGTATATATTTTTACGTCCACGGCGCGTTTTATACGAGTATTCAGGCCAAACATCTTCGGGTTCTACCCCCTCGGGTGCGGGGTCTAGCTGCAAGTCTTCGTAAAACATGCGTAACCCAGATGGTAGGATTATTGCGTTCTGTGGTATGTCTATACGCAACACATTTTCACGGCCCACGCGAACCGCTTGATCGTCTATAAGCTGCTCCAACATATACTGGGCTTCACTCCACAGCGTAGGTATCTTCCAATATGTATCACGGTATATGTTTATGACACGTCTAGCTTCTGCTAGATTAACCTCGACCCCCATACCTGCAAGCTGAGTTTTAAACTTCTTAGCCCCCATGCCGTAACCTGCGCCAAGGATCGTAGTCTTACCCACGAACCGTTGCCCACCAGTAACGTCTGCCTCGGCTACTTTGTATATAGCTGCCGCCATCTTCACATAGACATCTTCGCCAACAGAAAATGCGTGGGTTAGTTCGTCTGCCTCGGCTAACCAAGCCAACACCCGTGCCTCAATCTGAGACGCATCGCACTCAACTATAGTATAACCATGTGGGGGTATAATACTCTTCTTTAGCTTCTTACCGTTGGCCCCACGGCTCGGTAGGTTTTGCAGGTTGATCTTATCATCACCGCCCCACCGCCCAGTGTGTGCCGCATAATATCTAATAGGAACCGGAAGAGTACCACGTTTAGATATATCTATAAATCGCTGTGTGCGTGTTTCTTCTAGGGTACTTTTAGTGCCCAGCCTAGCTGCTACTAGCGTTTGCACACGCTCGTCCTCATGTTCTTGCAACTCTTGAAACTCTTTGTCAGACTTGGCAAACGCAAATGTTTCTTTCTCTGTCGTGGGACTGATCTTCACAGGTGGCGTG